TCCAGTTGCAGCAGTTCCGTTCGCTGCATTTGGTCCGACAGCATACCCACGATAAGCGGGAAAGTCAGTCCGAGTAGTATACGTAACCTCTCGGATTGCAAATTGAGGAACAGTAGACGCATGTTCATATCGCTTCAACAATTGTCTAATTGATAACACAGGATCTCCATAATATACCAATTGAGAATTACCTTTGACATCAATTTTGACGGGTGATAGTTCCGTATGTGTCCCACCAGATATAGGAGCTGACTCATCTTGTGTCATATCTCCATCGGCAACATCTGCTTGGGGTTCCAGCGGCACCCGATTGACTTTTGTGCCCTCAATAGTGGGCGCTTCAACTGCACCCTTAAGTGGGGCATCAGCGATGGGCCAAAAAGTCACAGAATTGGAGTTCAAATTGTTCAAGGATGGATTGACCACCTCAAAATTGTCTCCGGCAGCAACTGAAACAAGTACTGCAACGCCAGATAAATCTGCGCTGGGGGTCGTCAGATCATTGACCACAAAAACACTAATTTCTCCATTTGCCACTTCATGGAACGGAAGTATAGGCGTAGTAGAAAAAGGTACTCCGGAATCGAGGAAAGGAACATCCAAATATGAAAGTTCTTGTCCCCAATTCACCTCAATGGTAAAATCTCGTTCATTAGCAAGATCAATAATATGAGTATATTGAACATTATATTCAGAATCAGAAGTGTTTGTCCCATACGGGTCATACACAATCTTCAACCGCCCTTTGTGAAAGGCCGATGCCACCACTTGAAAGCGGTATTTGAGATTACCTCGCCAATGTTGGAACGGCAAGGATACATAGGACATAGGTGTTGTGTGGTATTCAGTTTGACCCGCAAAAGTTACTACGTCATGCATATGTGGCGTCACCGCACACGTCCACAACAATGCTTCGGGTACATCCGTAGTATTCCACAGAAATTGTGTGAGATAACTCTCACGGGAAGCTATGCTGGAAATTGCCATCTCATCTGCAGGACCCAACCCTGTAGTTATAGGGTCTATGGACAATTCTTGCTTGACATCATACGTCAATTTTGTCGATGTGTCTAAAGTATTGGTATTTACCATATTCCCCGCATACGTGGGTTTGTAAGAGGTAATTGGACCTGTATCTACGGGACGTGACATTCCAAACATACGCGCTATATTGGAAGTTGCACCTGCTGCCAATTGTGTTGCCCTAGCCATATTGCCGATGATAGGTACATTAGCTAACGAACCAGCCACTTTGGCCACAGCTGCAGCAGGAGTGGAAATAGGTCCTGACGACATCTGGTCCGCTTCATCACCGGCCTGCGGTAACATGGCCCCTGGTTCAGCCAGAGTGGGAATTGACAAATGCACATCCTCTGCCCAAGCAAAAACCGATATAGTGACACTATCAGTGCCTCCATTGGCGTGCTCGAGTGTAGTAACACTAGCTAAGTCCAACTCTCCCATCTCCCGCCAATCCATTTCTGGAATATTCATGGCGTTTTTATAAAATACCATAGGGAGACACAAAGTGCCGCCTTGCGACTTTGTGGGATCGATCCAGACATGCATGCGTTGTGAAGCAGCAATTACATCTGAAGCAACCAAACCATAGCGCCAAGGTACCATAGCGTCTAACTCGTGAAGAGGACGATAGGATGCCAATGCTCTTCCATAATGAAAACCGTTTCCGTTAATCATTATACGAACACACAATTTTGCTCGCATGACGTTGTAATTCGAAACTCGATTGATCACGCGTGGATTCTCAAAGTAGAGTTGCCATGGATTGATTGTCTGCCCAAAAATTGATCCAACAGTCCAATTGATGGAATCGATTTTTATAGGACGAGAAAAGAAATTCGACAAATCTGCGTCGTTAGTGTCCATAGACATGGCAGTATCATCTAAACGATTATCTACAGAATATGTCCACTGTTGATTTTGGTCAGCAAAACTGACATTTTGTTGTTGTGAGGTATTAGCCTCTTGATTTATATTTACATTTATTTTTGAAGTAATTCCTTTATTTAAACCGGTCTTCTCGTGAATTAGCGATAGCCGGGTGTGTACTTACATTGAGCTGACGAAACTCTCTCCTAAATAGGAGTATCATACGGGGATGATGTCAACATACATAAAAGCCTATGTAACCACATATAGTATACAAAAACATGGAACATGGTAACCAGATACGTACAGGATCTTTTAATTAAATGTGAGTGATCCAAACTCACAGTGGGATTGTTTTAGGCTCTCCATGCCGGGGGAAGGGACAACAAAGGATTGAGTCCGTATCGCTCAAACCAATTAATGGCGAGCTGTTCATAGTCTGCGCTTTCAGGATCGGACAACATGGCACAAAAGTGCTTAATATTTGCCCGCTCTGCGATTGTGTTCATCTCCTGCCACCGCTGATTGTATTTAACAGATCCATGGAAGAACCATTCGCGTAAAGCGCCATCAATGCATGTAGCAGACAATTCAGCAGGAGTTAAAGCTTTTGACTTCAAATTGCTGTGGAGACTTTTGAAAATAGAGTCTTCATCCAACGCGCCCACAAATGTCCTCAACTCGGGAATCCACTTATTGTGCCGCTTTATAAAATCGGCATCTTGGTCCCTCATATAAGGTATAGGCGTCGATGTTTTATCTGGCATTATAAACTTCATATCAC